ATACTTTACAGACTTAGCAGCTTCTTCGCCTGCGCGAATGCCTTCTTGAGTGCCGTATTTGCCACTGGTTAATGTACCAACAGCGCCAACAATTGGCGCAATGGCCGCGCCGCCTAATGTAGCGCCAAGTGCCAATGGAGTTTCAATTGCACCCATGATGCGGTCACGCATTGATATTTCTGGTTCTTTTTTACCAGTTACAACATTTTCAGCACCCGGTATTGCCGCAGCAGGCCCCAACCCAATGGTCTTGTAAAATTCCATTTTTGGCATTTTTGCATAAAATTTTTCATGCAAAGAATCAGCCAATTTTACGTCTGGCACATCATCATATTCAGGATATTGTGCGCGGAATTCTGCAAGAGTAGCCATTATCTATTCCTCAGTCCCAATGGATCATTTGCGCTTGCGCCGGGCAAACCACCAGCACTTGGCTGATACTTTTGAATTTCTTTAGCACCAGGGCCTGCTTGAACTTCAATTGCTTTAATTGCAAGTTTTCTAGCATTTTCTTTTTGTTTAATAACTTCTGCATTGTCATTAATTTGCGGAAAGTATTTTTTATCTTCCCTGTCAAATTCTGAGTCAGAAATAACAGCGCCAGATTCTTTACGCAAAACAGCAGTAATAAAGTTTGATTTTGCTTGATTAACTTGTTGTTGAGCAGCGCTAGTACCACCAAGAACGCTAGGCAATGCCTGTCCCAATGCGCCACCAATAAGTGGAGTAGCTTCAATAACAGCACCTTTGAGAACGCCTTTTTTGGACAGATCATCCAAAATGGCATTAGCTTCTTTCATTCTCATGCCATACGCTGTTGCATTGCTTTGTGTTTCGGTTAGTGATGTGGCTTTGCCACGCAATGGCACACCCGCCGCAGAAGCCGCTTCTGGCACAACAGCACCAGCTGCTGGTGCGCGAGCGCCAGGCATACCCGCGCCAGCCACTGGCTCTGTTGGTGCAGCTGCTGGAGCAGGGCCACCAAGGGTAACGGGTACAGCTTGCAATGTGCGCTTGTTGACACCCACAATTGAGCCGTCTTCGGCTTCTTTAAGTTCATAACCTGGGTTGGCCTGCTCCCAAGCAAATTTTCGTTGAGCCAATCCAAGTTGACCAGCAGAAGTAGATGCTTGTTTTTCTGCGGTAATGTCGGCAAATGTTTTGCCTTTGGTGTATTCGCTGCCAGGCACAACGGTTGCTTCGCCACCTAGCCCTGGCCTTGAAAGGACACGTCCAGTAGGGCCAAGATCCTGAGCAAAAGTAACTGGTTTGTTTTGTTTGATGTACTCACTTAAACCTAGCGCAGCTTTGTTTTTCCAATCGGCAAAACCGGCAGGATCAGCAGGGATTGATCGGGCTGCGTCCATGATCGAAACCTTGGTAACAGGAGAGCCTGCCATGTCTGGATCATTTTGTTGGGTTTGAAGCCACTGAAGCGCACCACGTTGATCGTTTACATCACGAAGCGCATCACGATATAAACCGGTTTTTGACACAACCATTTCATTACGGCGCTTGGCTTCTTCGGTTGCAGCTTTACCAATTTCAGTCACACCAGTAGAAAGTTTACGGCCAGTTTCACCAAATTGGGTTGCCAACTTATAACGGGTTTCTGGCTGAGTTAAATCTGGATTTTCAGCTAAAAAAGTTTGCAAGCCTTTACGCTCTTTCAACGTAAGCGCATTCAACTCGCCCTCTTGGTCAAGTTGCTTAAACTTCTGGCCTTGCGCCAAGGATAATACTAGGATCGATTGGCATGATTCAGTCCTTATGCTGTTCTGTTAAGATATTTGTTTAGCAACTGATTTTGGTTGTACATACCGTATACGCTAGTAGCTTGTCCTATTGCATTAGAAAATGCGTTTGCCGAGCCAATCTGGCCAGCAGCATACGCATTTCCCGCGCCAGTAATTGAATTAACTTGATTGGCCGTATTTGTGCTATACGCGCTTTGACGGGCAGCATTGGATGCGCCGTATATGTTTGTTAACCCCGTGCCGTAATTACCATAAGCAGCGCTTGTGCCAGCGCCGGCTCTTGCAGCAATATCGCCAGTGGTTGCGCCATAGTTGCCGTAAGCAGTGCTTGCGCCAGCGCCAGCATTTTGAATGGCTTGTGACCCACCAGATGCAAAATTACTAGCCGCCGCAGCTTCACCCGCCGCCGAAGCCTGACCACTTGCGGTCAAAGACAGCAACGGCGCAAGTTGGTTTTGGCGCTCGGTGGTAAACCGATTGAAAGCATTGCCATACTCTTGGGCCTGAAAGTTTTTATTAGCCATAAACCGGTTGAAAGCGTTGCCGTACTCTTGAGAACCCATTTCTTGGCCAAATCGAGCCGCTGCCTTAAGCGCAGCGCCTGATTGCAGGCCACGGCTGGCGGCAGTCGAGCGCTCAATAGCTTTTTGACCTTCAGCCACGCGGAATGCGTAGCCTGGGTCTTCTTCCATTTGTTGAGCATTAAACTGCTGGAACAAAGTATTGGGATCAAACCCTTCAACTTTAAACGCTTGTGTTGCAGAACCATAGCCAGGCGCTTCTTTGTTGCCGCTTAAACCCAATAAATCCATTAAACGGGCTTGGCCTTTTTCGCCGGCGTCTTTAAATGATTTTAGGTTTTCAACTTGTCTGTTAAACAACTCACGTTGTAAAGCAAGCGTTTGATCAAGCGCTGCTTTTTGCGCCCCAAGTTGCTTGTCAAGCGCCACTGCCGCAGCAGCGTTGCCAGCGTCTGCGGCTGTCTTTTGAGCCGCAAGAGTCTGCGCTAGTGTTTCTTTTTGAGCCGCAATTTGCTTATCGACATTTTCTTTGTCGGCAGCAATTTGTAATTGAAGCCCTTCAAGACTTGTTGTGCCTGCTTCTCTGGCAGCGCCAGCTTGAATGTCTGCTGCGTTTGAAGCAGCATTTGACGATATTACTGCGCTACCAAGGATAGCACCACCAACAGCTACAAATCCCCATGTCATAATTTATCTCCTTGCGCCGTCAGTTTCGGCAAAGCGTCAACAGATGCAATCAGGCCCATTTCATCATACGACGGTGAAATGACTTCTTGCTCAATTTTATCCAGTTCTGCCTCAGATTGGAACTCTGTTAAATGGACAGTTGTCCATAGTGTATCTTCTTCAGCGTAAACTGCACGTTTTAAACCTACTTCAGACACAAAAGTACACGGGCCTTGTAGGCGTTTTTGACCAAATTCTGTAAAAACGGTCACTTTACCCTTGGCAATAAAATTCAAATGCTGGTGGCGGTGAATCTTGCCAATAATCAATGTTCCTTTTGGGATCATCATTTCGCGGGCATAAGTGCAGCATCCATACTTGTCGTCTTTTGGCGTGAAGTAGTGGGTTAGGGTGCAATCTTCAAGGGTTGACTGAGCCACGCCGCTGTCAATCAAATCCTGCAAACCTTTTTCAATAACCAAGATTTTCTCTCGAAATTGCACTTTGACGCGCTCTGGATCGGCAACAGCAAAGCCTTTGCCGTAGGTTACTGAAGATGGCGCGTAAGTCATCATGCTGCCATCACCACCCAATTTGTACCATCTGATACGAGCGTAGCCCACGCACCCACTAGACCTGGGAGAATTGCCGTGCCCGCAGCACCGCCAATCAATGGTACGACATTGCTAGATGCCGACACCAATGTCTGAAGTTGTAGATTTTTAAATGTTACTGCCCGCCCACCCCACGACGATGCGGCAGGAAGTGTGACCGTACAGGTGGAGCCAGACTTGTTGTTGATGATCCAGCCTTCGTTATCGGCAAGCGTAAAGTCTGCAACTTTGGTGACAACAGTTGTTGCTGCCATTCCCGTACCGCCGTTGGCTACTGGCAATACGCCAATGAGTCGAACCGAAGCATCAAGTTTGCCGACTGTTTGCGACGGTAAATCAACATTTAATAGCACACCACCTAATGCTAAGTCGCCTGCGGTTGTTACATTACCCGTCAAAGTAATACCGTTTACATTTCCAATACCAGTTACGCTTGTGACACTTCCGTTGCCAGTACCCGCGCCTAAATTTATACGGGCCTGCGCTGCGTTATCCGCGCCTGTTCCCCCATTGGCTATCTGAGCAATACCTAACGTAGCTCCGCCCGATACCACATATATATTGTTAAAAAATCGAAACCATTCCCGCGAAATTAAACCCGTTTGCGTGTCAAGCAATGCTACCCGCGCAGAAGGTATCTTGGTAATATTTGGCGTGGTATCAGGCATTGGTTGCGCTCACATTTAGTTCAGCACCCATGATTGCAATTTTTATAGGGTCAGTACCAGATACTTCATAAACACGGTCGCGCAATTTTAACGTCATGCCCAACCGACGCCAAATAACACGTCGCCCCCACTCACCTGTTTTGCCCATAGACCGCCAATGTTCATTGCTCCAAGTGTGACCGCCGTCATCAGACCAACGCAACATAACTTGAGGATCGATACCCGTTGCTGTAGGAAGTCCAGTTTCAATTAAAAATTTGCCGCCCGTAACAGCAGGCCCGTCAACAATCACAAGTTGACCGCCATCTTCCTGCACAAGTTGATCACCACTTTCGGTCAGAATTACATCGTTAGATGCGGGGTCAACATATTCCCATACAAGAAAATCACCATTTTCAGCAAGCAAATCATCATTTGGGTTTGAAATGTCAACAATTACAATTGGTGTAATGACATTGGAATCAATAGCGCCTGTCTCTGCGTCAAGCTGAAGCGAGTGCTGTGCAGTACGTTTAAGATTATTTGTGCCAACCGGCAGCGCTCTCCATGACCGAAGCCACTTTTGCACTGCGCCAGCATCTGAAAACACTTCTAAGTCAAACGCGTAGATATTGCCAAGTTCGTGGTCGCCAACAACAACTTCGTTGCTAAACGACATTTGGCAATTTGAACGATGTCGGGTAAACGAACCATTGATAAATGCAGCACGTTCATGCCACAGATTTGTAGCCACATCAAACACCCATGTAGTGTTTGCCGATGGAAAAATCAACACATAAAACGAATGACCATCTTGTTGGTATGTATAGGCAATTGCATCCGACATGTTGGCGTATTGCTGAAGCTGCCACTCGATGGCATGAGTGGACACACGTTGCGCTGTGTAGCCATTAGCGCGATAAACAATACCACGGCCACGCGCATCTGCACCTAACCAAAAAATACCGTTGTCCAATTTGGCAACCGAGAACGCCGCAATACAGCCAACTTCGTTAAACGCGCCTTGAACGGGGCTTAATGGAAAATCAGCAGCGCCTGAGTCATACCAGACTTCAACAGAGTTAGTGCCAAACAACCACGCTTCACGGTGGTCAACCAAAATCGACACCAAGCCGTCAGGAGAGCCTTCAGCGCTTGCAAAATCAAGAGGGTCTATGGATGTACCATCCAGTAATTGCGTGATCCACAGACGCTGACTATTGGGTTCATTGAACACAAAATAACCATCCAAATAACCCACGGTAACTGCGCCAGGAAAATCTGGGTCATCAATTTGTTTAAATTGAAGTGTTAGGCTGTTGTAAATAAAACTAGGGCCATTGCAAGCCACAAACAATTGTGTACCATTGTCCGACATGCTGACAGGGCCAGACGATCCAGCTACTGTACCAATTGGGCTTACATTCCAAATTGAGTCAATTTTATAAAGCACTTCGCCAGATACAGCGTAGCCATAACCACCAAATTGCCATAATCCACGAATTGGGCCATCGCCCATGTTGGCAAGAAATTTCAAGCCAGGGGCGCGGTTCAGAAACGCTGGTTCTTTTCCGCCTTCGGGGACAACCTCGGGGAAAAGATTGACCATGCGGGCATCGGCAGCATTTACCGATCGCGCAACATAAGTGCCGCCCAGAATCGGTGTTTTCATCAGTAGTTACCGGCGTAAATGTTGAAACGCTGGCGTGTTGCCACAATCGCATAAGGCAACGACATTACATCGTCTGGGTTATTGATGCGCTTGAGATTGCGTTTGCTAGTCATGGCAATGCGCTGCACTTGTGGGCTTGGCTCAACGCCAAACTCAGGCGCAATTTCCATTGCCAAATTGTAAGTAAATGCGCGCAGATAGCCTGGTGGAAACAACATTTGTGTTGCCAACGTAGCAGGCTGGTTTATTTTTTCAACTGAAATAAAGTGCCATTCCAAATCCCGTGTGGGTCTTGGGTAGACCGTCATGGTGAAATCTGGGTATGTGTTATTGACAAAAATAACTTGCGGATATGTAGACGTTACGGTTTTAACCGCAATGCCGTCATACTGCTGTTGATTGATAAACTTGATACCAAATGACACGTTTGTGCCTGGGTCACGGTAGTAAGTTGCATCATCTAGCAACACGGGGCGCAAGCCCACAAAGTTACCAGTTGGGCCAAGAGTGCGGGTGATCTCACCAGCAGGCCAAGTAAAGATTTGATCTTGTGTGGCAAACACCGATAATCGCTCGGTATTCCACGAATCAATCATCTGATCGAGCGCGGTCAGCGCGTCATTTGACATGTCTGCTGAAGGTGTCTCACCTTCAGCCAGTACACCTAGCAAGCGCAATGCTCGGTTGATTTGTTCGCCAGCGGTGTACGTTGCCATTCTCAGACTCCTTCGGTTGCACCCTCGACAACTTGAGTTCGACGGGTAGATTTGCGTTTTGTCCCCAATACGTTTACAGGGGCCGCATCTTCGGAGTCCGAAGGCGTATTTACATTGTAGCGTGTCCAGCCATTATTTTCATCTGCAACAGCTTCAAGTTCCATTGTGGCAACTTTACAACCGTGAATTGGGTGGCTAAGATAAATCGTTGGCATTGATGTTTTCCTGCTGTTTTAGCTGTTCAAGCCAATATCCACAATCTTGTAACGCACCGAGCGTTGCATCCAAATCTGAACGCAAACGCTCGGCTTGTTTTTGCAGACTTTGCACCCGTTCCATTATTACTTCACGAGTGATCATCTTTAAGCAGCAATAGCAACCGTAGAGTACAACGGCAAGTAGCGAATGCCGTCAGGCGTAACTACTTTAAGCACTTGAACTGGTCGTGCGGTTGAACCGGCTGTTGTGTCTTGCAAGAATTTGCCAGTGCCCTTAGTTACACCGGCCAAATTGAACAAAGTACCGCTTGTGTCAAATGTTGCTTTATCAGCGCCATAAGTACTCAAGTAAAAGAACGATGTATTTGTACCCGTAACAGCGCCGCTAGGCATACCAATTTCGGCTTCAAATGCAGCGTAAGTACCTTGCGTACAGCCAGCAGACAAAACTACTTCACCAACAGTACCCGAAGCCAGCCCAGTTACTCGGCCGCTTGCGCCGAATGCTAGGTAGCCATATAGACCATTAGCGTATGCGCCCAACGCAACATTTGCTTCTAAGTCTGACTTGCTTGCCCAACCCACAGCCCCAGCACCCGTGAGAGTAAGGGTAGTTGTAACAGCAGCAGCGTTGGTGCTACCAGTTGATGCGTCTGTAACATCAACGGTTGAAGCGCCAACCACAGTTATGCTATCAAATTGAGGATCGCTATAAGCGACTCCTACGGCTTTTGTATTTGGCATTATTTTTCCTTTAAAAATGAGGGCCGAAGCCCCCATTTAGGTTTAGGCAATACGGTACGCAGTCCAAGTACCGTCGCCTGTTTTACGAGCGCGGAACTGGGCCGAAGTATTAACAGCTACCGCAGCAACACCGACAATTGTCCAACCAGTGCCAACAGCCAAAGTGACTGAATCAGAACCGGCTGCGTCGATATTGATGATAGTAAAGTCAAATGCGGCATTTACTTTAGAAGCACTAGAAATGTCTGCTTCAACCAAAGCTACGGTTGGCAAAGTTAAATTGCCAGCAGCGCCGTTGAATACAAACAAACCATTTGCCAGTTCAGCAGTTGTCATTGTCGCAGCAGCAGCTACGGCTGTTGGAGCGCCTTGAACAAACAGTTGTGCTTCGCCGGTATTACCGTCGCCAAGCTGGTAGCCACCAGCACCATTAGGGAGAGCCATGATATTTTCCTTTAAAAATGTTACGAAATGAAGCCCCCAAGGGGGCATTCAGATTAGCCCCAGATACGGCAGGCCATTTGTGGACGAATTGTGCTGAAACCGTACAAAACGTCAATACGGCAAGGCAAACGATCGTTGTTGATGTCGTACTGGCGAACCACACGCAAGCTGATACCGTTATGAACGGCACGGGCAGCCATGTCAACGCCTTGGGGCAACAACAAGTCAGCGGTCGCAAATGTGATCGCATCTTTGTGGTAAACCAAGTTTTGTGCGTACTGAGTAGATGCAGCGCCCACGAAGGTCACAACACCACCAGTTGCAGGCAATGCGCTCATAGTGGCCAAAGCGTGTGCAGCAGAGTACATGGGAGCAACAGTCACAGTCCAAGTGCCTGACGAGGCAGTAGCAGTAGTCAAAGCCACGAATTGGAACAAAGAGCCTGTGGACTCACGGGTCTGTGGGTTAACAGCATTGCAACCGCTGATAGTGAACACGTCACCAGCATTGATTGTGGTTGAAACAGAACCTTGCTCCAACAGAATGGTTGATGAACCTTCGGAAGTAACGCCGGGGGTCTTAACCAATGTGGAAGCAGTAGCGCTGCGTGAACCAGTTGTGTGCTGTTTGATAGACTGAGACATGTTGACTTCTTCAAAGCCCAACACGCCCATACCCATCATGCCGTTTTTGAATTGCTTGCTGATAGTGTCTGTTGGGTTAAACAGACCTTTCATGCCTTCAACCAAGCCAGCGTTAGCAGCAGGGTTAACGGTAGCGTAACGTGGAGACATCACAGCAGCGTTTTCGTTCAGCTTCTGCTGGGCTTGCAACAAGACCAAAGAAGTTGAAGGAGTTGTGCCAGGAGTGCCAACAGTGTTACCAATGGTTTTGTATGCGTTGGCAACGTCAGCATCAATAGAAGATGCCAACTGGCTGATACGAGGCTTAAGCACACGTTCTGCGAAGTCGTCCAACTGCATTGTCAATTCAGCAGATGTGAAGTTGACACCAATGTGCTTTTGTGAAGCAACAGTCAATGTGGTGAACTGTTCGTTGTCATCTTGCACTTGCAAGGCAGCACCATCAGTTACCAAAGCGCGATCGGGTAAGCGAATACGCAGTGTAGAACCGATTTTAGCGCCTTCAACAGCAAAGCTGTCGTCGTACTGGCGGTTCACGTTACGGGTAATTACAAGGTTGTTCTCGAGGATTTCAAGAGCCTTACGGGTGATCATGTCGATCGTCAGAATACTATTAGACATTTAAAAGTCCTTTCAAAAGATTAACGGTTACGTTGCGCTTCGTACTTACGAATCTGGCGATTGCGTTCGGCTTCGATCCAATCCGAGGTAGACATGGTTTTGATTGACCTTGGGTCAGTCGTGTCATGGCTCGGGCTTCCCGAAGACCGCGCAGTCACCGGACTAATAGGTGTTGGCGCAGAAGTTGTTTTCTTCACCGGAGGATTGTCAGACAATCTGACTTCAATCTTTCCGATTTCCCTTGCCTGCAAAATAGGCGACAAACGGGCAATGCGTTCAGCCTCTTTGGGGTTTGAACCTAGCCAATAAGCTAGATCAGGCCCAAGATCAGAATACTGAATTGTTTCAGCCATTACGTCGGTGATTCGCAGCTTGGGGTTGTACACGACATCTTCAAAATCGTCGTATTTGTCCCGAGCCTTTTCCTCACGTTCGCTGTAAGCCTCTACAATTTCAGCTTGTTCCTTTTGGCGATCCCGTTGAGCAAGCAATTCTTCGGCTTTTCTGAGCGCCAGTGCTTCCGCATAGGCATCAGTGCTTTCAAAATTGTCAATCGACGGCATTTCCTTGGGAGCAACTGGCACGGTTTGCCGTGCGGCTTGTTCACGTTCCCACTTGCGCTGTTCTCTTGCGAGG